CGCCGCTGGGGCAGTCACTGCAACAGAGATTGCATCTAACTCCATCACATCCGCAAAGATAGTTGCTGGTACTATTCAAGCGTCTGACATTGCCACCGGAACTATCACAGCAACGCAAATTTCAGCCGGAACAATCACCGGAGATAAGATTGTCGCCAATACGATTACAGGGGGGTTGCTGGCAACCAGTGGGATCATTACAACTTCGGCGCAGATAAATGACGGACTTATAACCAATGCTAAGATCGCCAACGCGGCAATTACAAATGCCAAGATCGGCAACCTTGAGGTTGACAGCGCAAAGATCGCAAACCTGACTGTTGGTACAGGTAAGATCACAGACAGGGCAGTCACAAATCAAACTTCTTCAAACCCTTCAGACACATCAACCACTTCAGGTGCGTGGGCCTCAGCGGGGAGTTTAAGCATTTCTGCCAACGCAAATGAGCAAATACTTGTTGGTGCTAGATTCACTTTCTCATTTACCAACTCCGCTGGCAACTCAAGAACAGGGCAATACAGGATTAAGTTTAATGGGAGCGTCATAGATTCCAGAAGTTTTTCTCTGGACACCGGTACTATTACACAAAAAGTTGTTGAGATTTCTTCTAGATTATCCGCCTCTGGGACGAACACACTTCTGGTTGAAATAGCTGCCGGAACGAACGGTACGACAGTCAGCACAAGCAATATGTCGCTGTTTATTTTGGAGGCGCTAAAATGATAGCGACAATCTACGATTCAGAGACTGGGGAAATCTCGGCAGTTATTTCTTCTGGAAGGCAGGAAATAATTGATCTAAACACTAAAGATTCTGAGAGTTGGATTGAGGGTGAAGCCCCCAAAGACACCTATGTCAACTTATCTACGCTATCTTTTATTGACAGACCAAGGCTTCCTGAGCCATCCGAAAACTATGATCTAACCGCGCTACCGAGTGGAACGATTGTCAAAATAACGGATAGCCTTGGGACTGAATATGAAATAACCGACTTGACTGAAAGCCTTATCTTAGAAGGCCCAGAGACATACCAATTTCAAGTCAAGCCTCCGTTTCCGTACATCCCGATCCGAACGACAGTGGAGGTCACCTGATGCCAACAATCTCTGCACCTACCGCGAAAAAGGCGAGAATGAAGCGCAATCAGCTTTTAATGGAAAGTGACTGGACGCAGGTCGCAGACGCACCTGTTGATGCACAAGCATGGGCTACTTATCGCCGGGCTCTGCGCGATGTACCGCAGCAAGTCGGATTTCCTGACAACATATCTTGGCCTGACCCTCCGACGTAAAACACATAAATTGCGCGAGGCGGCTCTCTGCGGTAAGATGACTATAAATCCTGTCCACTGTAAAGATGAGCGAAGACGAATGACCGAGAACATCCTTAAATTCTGGCCCGTGCTGCTGGCCTTCGTTGGCTTCTTGGTTTGGCTCATTCGACTGGAGGCGCGGAGCGTGGAGAACACGAAAGAGATTAAGCGGCTCTGGAACCAGCGTAAGGAGGACATGGACCTTGCGAAAGCGGCCCGTGAGGATACCAACGCGATGCTGGCCGAGATACGCGACGACATCAAAGCACTGATTGCGAAAGTGGGGTCGAAGTGAAAAAGCACTATTCGCATTTCTCACAAGTGCCGACGGCTGAATGGCCTTGGACTAGCTTCAGCCCGCAGGAAATTGCGAGTAAGGGCGAGGGGGCGTTGCTTGTCGACACCCATGCGCTGGACCAACTTCAGGCGCTGCGGGACCGACTTGGCAAGCCGATCATCCTGACCAGCGCCTATCGCAGCCCTGAGCATAACAAGCGCGTAGGTGGCGCGAAGAACAGCCTGCACATGCAGGGCGTGGCGTTCGACGTGCGGATGGAGAACCACGACCCGCACGAGTTCGAGGCGGCGGCCCGGGCCGAGGGGTTCACTGGCTTTGGTTACTACCAGAAGAGCGGCTTCATGCACATCGACACAGGGCCAGCACGCAGTTGGGGGAACCCTTGGCCGAAGACCGCAACCAACTGGCCCGAAGAGGCACCGCGCCAACCCGAGACACTGAGCGAAGACACCGAGGCGCAAGCTACGGCTGGTGCAGGTGCCGCCGGGGCTGTGGCGGCTATCGTTGAGCACGTCCCCGCAGCGA